GCATCAGATCGAACTTCTCTGCCATTCCAGGCTTTGAAGAAATCACGGTAGGCCTCAACAGCCCACTCGTTTGTGTACACAGTGGGATCGGTGTCCTCATTAACTTGCTCGCGCAAGTAGGACTTCATCTCACTGGGAAGTTGACCGTGGTCAATGCGCCATAAGACGTCACTAGCTTTTCTTGGAAGCTCGTTCCGCGCATGACCAAAATTTGAATCGGTCTCGTATTTGCCATAAAGGCCTTGTCTACATAACGCGTCGATAAGTCTATTTCGTAAATTCTGAAAGTATTCGTCACCCCAAAGGGCAGCCTCACAAAGGGCGGCCACACAGTTGTCAAATGTGGCTTTGCCTAGATAGTTGCCAATGGCGACAAAATTAGGCATGTTCTCAATACTCTCCTTTGCGAGAGCCATACGTATAATTCCGGTTGATTTGAACAAGACAAAGTGTCTCTTGAGGAAAGTAACCTCTCCCAAATGACGAGAAAGAGGAATATCGTCCGTGCTTTCAACCTTCGTCTCGAGTGTGTATTCGTAGCCAAGGTCTGGCATAGTGTCTATTAGGGTTTTCTGATTAAACCACGGTAAAATTGAGCTCGACACACTCATGACAACATCATCGCCAAAGAAAACAGGGCGGACAAGGCGGTCATAGTGGTAATTGGTAGCAAGCTTGGGGTCATGAGTGCGAGCTAACTTGATGAAACAGTATCGATGTGCTGTATCATTGAGGAGATTGTTGAAATTTGTGGTTCCAAAGCACCCACTTGGGATGCTGGATTCAGATTGCCATAAAACATTGTGGGCCCGATGAGTAACAGATGAGACGCTTTTGAGAGCGTACTTTTGTAACTCCTTCAGGCGTGGTGAATTTAGCGGGTAAAATTGTTCGACTATTTCGTTACAAATCATATCAACAGTTCGATGGGGGTGCGACCCATCAAAATTTCTAAAGTCTCCGGCTATGATGTTCTTGAGACCCTGAACGGTTAGAGTAGATACAAGCTTAGATACGTGATTGTGACTGTAGACATTCATGCCAACTGCGGACCCAGATGTTATAGGTCGAGATTCCATCATCTCCAACGCACCTCCAACTAGGCGCTTGAGAAATATCTGGGTGCGGACGTCAGCGAAAACTGAGAATATGCGTGTTTTAACAGCTTCGACTTTCTCCAGAGGGCGCGTTTCTGCCTTCGGCATATCGATCACAAGACTAGGGTGCAAAACACCTCTATCGAAATCTTTAAGGACGTCAGCTTCGTACTCGGCGTACTCAGCCACAAATTTTTCGTCTATTGTGCTAACATCAATTGGGGAGTGGTCAGATGCTGCGTCTAGCCATTCGGCAAGACAATCGCGAGCGCAGTTCTTGATTTCCATCCAATCCTTGTTAGTCTTGATTGGTGTCTGATAATTTTGTTGAATAATTTGTTTGAAAACACACCCAGGGGATGCGTCTGTGTTAAGTCCTGATCGGGAATGGTCCCCGATTCTTCCATAAATAGTCTCGTGAATTGATTTGATTCGTGATCGATCTACATCAAAGCAGGCCAATCGCATTCTGGCCACGGCCCCCTTGGCCGCTACAGCAGCAAGCTCGGGGTCGTGGGGTGACATTCGTTTCTTCCCCTTAACAATGCCAAGCTTAATTGGGTCGAGAACAACGCCGTCGACAGTTTTGGGCTCTGTAACAGCGAGGCCTCGTGTTGGCTTATTGAACATGCCGTGAATCAAGCTAGGGAGCTTGGATGGACCCATACGAACAGTGGAGCACGGGTCAACTCCGATAAATCGAAAGCTCTGCTCAGGTTTCTCGTTAACATACC